CTGAATTAAGCATATTGATAGCATCAACTCTTTTAGTTTGGATAGCTCTAAATGTTTTAAATTTAAGCTTTGGACTTGTTGGAGCTTTGTTAGTTACGGGTGGAACAGCATATTTAGGGTTACATTTTATTAGACAAGGATTACTAATAGATGTTACATGGACACTGATAGCCAATGTTTTTACAGGAGCTACTGCTTTTTATCTTAATTATAGAGAGCAATACAAGCTCAGACAGCAGATTAAAAAACAATTTGGAACTTACCTATCTCCAGACATGGTAGCCATGTTACAGAAGAATCCAGAGCTTCTTAAGCTAGGTGGTGAAAGAAAAGAGATGACGTTCTTGTTTACTGACATTATGGGCTTTACTCCTGTCTCAGAAGTATTTAAGAATAATGATGACCCTGAAGGTCTAGTAGAACTTATCAATACCTACTTAGATAAGATGACAAAAATTATACTAGCTAATGGTGGAACTATAGATAAGTATATGGGTGACTGTATTATGGCTTTTTGGAATGCACCTTTGCCATGCGAGAATCATGCAGAACTAGCGATTAAATCTGCATTAGAAATAGAACAAGCAACAATAGAACTAAACAAACAATTTAAGGAAGAAGGGCTAGATTTACCACCAATCAATGTAGGCACTGGAGTAAACTCTGGTACTTGCATTGTAGGTAACATGGGAAGTGAAACTAGATTTGATTACTCAGTAGTAGGTGATGCAGTTAATTTATCAGCTAGACTTGAAGCAACTGCTGGCAGAAATGATTACAAACAATGGAAGATTATTATTTCTGAGTACACTAAAGAACTAGCGGGTGATGTTTTTAAATATGAGAAGATAGGAAATATTTTAGTAAAAGGAAAGTCAGAACCGATTACAATTTACTCACCAAAAATATATACTAATTAAAGAATATAAACGGGTTAATAGTTAAGGAGACTATATGAAAAATATATTTAAAAATCTTTTGGGAGCCGTAGCTCCAACATTAGGTACAGCATTGGGTGGTCCTATGGGTGGCATGGCTGCTAATGTTATTTCAGAAGTTTTAGGTGTGCCTAATAATCCTAAAGCTATAGAGAAAGGTATAGCAGATGCTACACCAGAACAACTTGCTGAGATAAAGAAAGCTGAATTAGCTTTTGAAGCAGAAATGAAAAAGCTTGAAGTTGATGTCTTTGCTCTTGAAGCACAAGAAAAACAAGATGCTAGAAGACATTTTTCTAAAGACTGGACAGCAAGAATAATAGGTATAGCTACTATAGGCGGATTTTTAGGCTATATATTTTTAGTAACATTACAACCACCAGAGCAAAACTCTGAAGCATTAATTAATTTAGTCTTAGGTTATTTAGGAGGTTTAGCTAGTGCTATCATATCTTTTTACTTTGGTGCGTCAAATTCTACAAAAGACGGAGACTAATATGGAAGCTTCAAAAGAAGGTATAGCTTTAATTAAAAAGTTTGAAGGATGTAAACTAGAAGCATATAAATGTCCAGCTGGAGTATGGACTTGTGGATATGGCTCTACAAAGGGTGTAGAAGAAGGAGATATATGGTCACAAGAAAAAGCAGATCATATGTTAGAAGTTGAGTTAAAAGAGTTTGGAGACTATGTAATTAACTTAGTCGATGTGCCTTTAAGTCAAAATCAATTTGATGCTTTGGTTGCATGGACATTTAATTTAGGTCCATCAAATTTAAGTTCATCAACTCTTCTAAAAGTTTTAAATAAAGGAGAATACGAAGAAGTTCCTGCTCAGATTAAAAGATGGAACAAGGTAAAAGGAGAAGTGTCAAGAGGCTTGATAAGAAGAAGAGAAGCAGAAGCTCTACTATTTGAAGGCAAAGAATGGCATGAAATATAAAAGTGGCATTACAAAAATTTGTATTTAAACCAGGAATTAATAAAGAAGGAACAAACTACTCTAATGAGAGTGGTTGGTTTGATGCAGATAAAGTAAGGTTTAGAAAAGGTAGACCTGAAAGAATAGGTGGTTGGGAAAAAAACAGTGCTAATTCTTTTATAGGCACATCAAGAAAGATTCATGTTTATAAAACAGCAGATCAAGATAACTATATTATTAATGGAACACATAAAAAGTTATATGCTTTAAATGGTAATGTGTTTAATGACATAACTCCTATAAGACTTACAACAAGTGCAGGTGATGCTACCTTTGCTGCAACAAATGGTTCTTCTACAATAACTGTTACTGAAGCTGGTCATGGTGCAGTACAAGGAGACTTTGTTACTTTTTCTGATGCAGCAACATTAGGTGGTAATATAACCGCTACTGTATTAAATCAAGAATATGAAATAGATTTAGTACCAAGTGTTAATACTTTTACTATAACTGCTAAAGATACAAGTGGTGATACAGTCACAGCAAATGCAAGTGATTCAGGTAATGGTGGTTCAAGTACAGTTGCTGTATATCAAATTAATAGTGGTTTAGATGAATATGTAAGCTCAACAGGTTGGAGTGCAGGTACATGGGGTGGCGGAACATGGGGTTCAGCTTCAGCATTATCTTTAACAAATCAACTTAGAATTTGGAGTATAGATAATTTTGGAGACGATACAATTGCAGTTCCTAGAGGAGGACCACTATATTATTGGGATGAATCTTCTGGAGTAACATCAAGAGCAGTTGCTGCTAGTTCACTATCAGGTGCAAGTGATGTACCTACAAAAGCATTACAAATAATGATGTCTGATGTAGATAGGCACGTTATAGCTTTTGGTTGTAATTCTATAGGTTCATCAACTATTGACCCGTTATTAGTTAGATTTTCAACTGCAGAAAGTGCAGTAGATTGGACACCAACTGCAACTAACTCAGCTGGAGGAGTACAATTATCTTCTGGTAGTACGATCATTGGTGCAGTCAAAACAAGACAAGAAATACTTATATGGACTGATGCAGGTATAGTTTCAATGAGATTTGTTGGAGCACCATTTATATTTAGTTTTAATGAAGTAGCTACAGGTATGTCTTTAATAGGTCCATCAGCAGCTACAACTGCAGGTGGTACAGTATTCTTTATGGATAACGGAGCTTTTTATCAATACTCAGGCTCTGCTCAAAGATTGCCATGTTCTGTTTTAGACCATGTATTTGGTGATTTTAATCATACACAGGCATACAAAGTATTTGCAGCACCTATTCCTGACCATAATGAAATTATTTGGTTTTATCCAAGTTCTAATTCAACTGAAGTTAATAGATATGTTATCTACAATTACTTAGAACAAACTTGGAGCATAGGAACAACTAACGATAACTTTGCTAGAACTGCATGGAATCCTGCTTATATGTTAGACAGACCAATAGCAGCTAGTAAGTATGACAGTACAGATAGAAACTATTTATTTAATCATGAGGTAGGTCATAGTGCAGATGGTTCAGCTTTTACAGCTTACATAGAATCATCTGATTTTGACTTAGACCCTAATAGTGAAAAATATATGTTTATATCTAAGTTAATTCCAGACTTACAGTATAGAGGTTCAAGTGATACTGCTAATACAGTAAGCATAACTTTAAAAGGCAGAGACTATCCTTTACAAGACTTATCAACTTTACAGACTTTATCTGTTACACCTAGTTCAACTTTTTTAAGTACAAGAGCAAGAAGCAGACAAGGTGCTATTAGAGTAGAGAATAATGCTGATAACTTTGGTTGGCGACTGGGTGACTTAAGATTAGAAATTAGACCAGACGGAGAAAGATAGTGGCATTAAGAAGTTCCGTACCAATTCCAGTAGCATCAACAGAATATGATGCAATGAATGAAGCAATTACTAGAAGAACAATAGAACAAGCTTTACAAGATATACACGCTGACATAGGAGAGCTAAGAAGAATGCAAGAATCTATAGTAAGTAAAGCTACAAGAAGACACCAATTTTTATTAATGGGAGTAAAACATGGCGGATAGTTTAAAAGTTTTAGGACAACTTGATCCAGCCGCAACAACAACTACAACTCTATACACAGTGCCTGATAAAACACAGACTACTGTAAGTTCTATCGTAGCAGCAAATAGAACAGGTTCAGCAATAACTTTTAGGCTGAGTGTTCATGTTGCAGGAGCAGGAGCTGATGATAAACAGTATTTATACTATGACAAATCAGTAGCAGCTAACGATTCTTTGACAATAGTGTTGGGCATAACACTTAATCAAACAGATGTTGTCAAAGTTTATACCAGTGCAGTAGATATGAGTTTTAATATGTTTGGTTGTGAAACCACAGAGGAAAGATAATTATGAATAATATGATGAATCAAGTAAATAATGTAGCATCACAAGGTCGTTATGGCGACACTATGTTGATGCACGTTAACCCAAATGAGGTTAAGGGATTAGCACAACTAGGTGCTTTATCTTTAAACCCTAGCACAGGATTGCCTGAAGCTTTTAAACTAAGAGATATACTTCCAATGGTTGGTAGTATAGTAGGTGGTATTTTTGGTGGACCAGCAGGATCAGCAATAGCTTCTGGTCTTTTAACAGCTGGTCTAGAAGGTGATCTTAAAAAAGGAATATTAACTGGGTTAACTTCTTATGGTTTTGGTAAAGCTTTACAAGGAGCACAAGTAGCAGCTGCGGGAGATGCAGCAGCAGATGTGGCTATGAATAAAGAAGCAGTAAGTGCATTAGGTGGTATAGATACTCCACAAGTTATGGGGATAAACCCATCAGGAGGATTTGAATTAGCTCCTGGTGCAATGACAGACCCAAATGTTTTATCACATTTAGGACAAGAAAGTACACAAGCAGGTATAGCAGGAACAAGAAAAGCTGCAGAAGAAGTCGCTAGATTAGCACAAAGGGCACCTGGTGCTGACCCTAATATGTTTGCAGGAATGCAAGATATGAGTTTTGGAAATGTACTTAGTGGAGCATCAGCTCCAAGTGCTTATATACCAGCAGGTATAGGCTTAGGCGGTACTGGAGTTATACAATCTCAAGAGGCGTTTCAAGCAGAATTAGATAGACTAGCATTTGAAGAAGAAGAAAGAAAAAGACAAATGTATCTAGACTATCCTGAAGCTATACCAGGAACATATATAACACCTTTGCCATCAGCTAGTGGTGGAATAACTAAATTTGCAAATGGACAAAGCACTAATAAAGCAGTACCTAAAAAAACTTCTAGAGAAATTGTAAGAAGTATGGGTGTTGATGAAACTTTTGCTGATTTACATAAAATTTATAAATATCATGATGAAGTTCAAAGACAAGCACTAAACGAAAAATATGCCAATTTGTTTGCAGAAACAAAAGGTGATATAGAAGGAAGACGTAAGATGAGAGACGAAAGAAGCAAAGATTTACTTGAGCTAGAAACTTTACTAAATCGAGTAGGTAGAGCAAAACGTGGTGTAGCTACAGGAGGTTTTAGATATTCAGAATCAGATATGCAAGATATTTTAAATTTAATAGATGAAAATAAATTTTTATTTGAAGAACCAAAACAAATGCAAGAAGGTGGAATCACATATGACCCTAGAGACCCAGACTTAAGTGCAGGTTATAACTTTAGTGGTATAGATTTTAATGATCCAAGTCTTTTTGAAAGTAATTTTTTTGGAGCAGGTATGCAATATGTTCCAAAAAGAGAAGCTAATCCAATACCTATGGGTTATATGCCAGGATTTATGCCAGAGTTTAATTACTTTAGCAACCCTAATCCATCTGCAAGTGATTTACAATCAGGAGTAGATGCAGGAATATCAGACTTAGGAGCAGCAGATGTACCTAGTGCTCCTGTATTTAGTCCTACACAGTCTCCAAGCTATCAACAATTCTATGGTTCGGCAGCACAAGGAGTGCCACAAATACTTGACCCTACACAACAAATGAATCCATTCCAAGTAGGTCCATTTGTTCCACCGCCACCACCACCACCACCAATAGAAATTCCACCAGGAGATGATGATGGTACACCTACACCAACACCAGCACCTACACCACCACCACCACCACCAGATGATGATGAGAGATATGGAGATTATAGGCTTGGACCAATTTCACCAGTAGATAAAGACCCTAGAGGATTTGGTGAACCTAGTCCAGGTCCATCAGGTTTCTTTAGCAAACTTGGTTCTATTGCAAAAGGTCCAGGATCAGAACCTAGTTCAGGTCTACCAGGCATGATTAGCGAACTTGCTGCTGCCAAAGAACCTTTTGCTCCATCAGGAATAGAAGGTCCAGAATCAATGCCAATAGCACCGCCTATGAGTAGACAAGAACCTGAGCCAGTACAATTACCTGATCCTATAGCTATGCCTATTCTTGAGCCAGAAGCAATGCCTATGCCAATAGCACAGCCAATGCCAATAGCTGCACCAGTTCCATCAGGACCAATAAGAACAACAATAGGTGAACCAATACAAGGTGGTCCACCACCAATGCCAGTAGTAGGTGGACCAGTATTACCACCTCCAGGAGCAATACAACCTGGACCTAGCAAGGGTATGCCTATGCCAGAGCCTATAGCTTCACCAGTTCCATCAGGAATAGAAGATAATATTATGTCAAATCAAATAGCTATAGCTGGTATGGAAGATAGTGAGTTTCCTGTATTTAAACCAGAAAGTTTAGAAGAACAAATAGCTAGAAACAAAATGATTGTGGATATGTTGGAAAAAGATGAAAGAAGAATGAGCCCTAGACGTATGAAAGAAGGTGGCAAATTTCCTGATCTAAACAAAGATGGCAAAGTAACTCATGCTGATATATTAAAAGGAAGAGGAGTTTTTCAAGCAGGAGGCATGACAGGAATATTAGAAGACCCAATAACACAAGATGTTATAGCATTTATTTTAGGAGATACCAATAATGAATCTGCTTTAAATATGTTCATTGATAAATATGGACCAGAAGTATTTCAAGAACTTAGAAGAGCTGTATTGCAAAGTGTAGTTCCTAATGCACAAGTTGAAGGACAAATACAAGGCACTAATCAAGGCGGTATGGCTGATGATATAGATGGTATGATAGGTAACAAACAACCAGTAGCTGTATCACAGGATGAGTTTATTGTACCAGCTGATGTTGTTTCTAGTTTAGGAGATGGCAGTTCAGATGCAGGTGCAGATAAGTTATATCGTATGATGGACAGAGTAAGGCAAGCAAAAAATGGTGGCACAACTCAACCACCTGAAATAAAAGATAGTGAGGTGTTACCAGTATGATGGAACAACAAGCAGTAGAACATACAGAAACAGAATATAAAACAACTATATCTGCAGTAATGCCA